TCAAACCTGTATCTTTGGACTATTGTCTGCTGCGTTGCTTTGGGGATTAAAAGAAGACCGCTGATTTATTGGCCCAACGATCTAGTAGCACAACAAATACGAAAATAAAACAACGCCTTGAGCCAATCAGACTGGCTCAAGGCGTTTCTTTATCGAATTATAGACGTTCGTTCAATTCTTTTGCAAGATCTTCAAAACCTGGTTTGCCAAGTAAGGCGAACATGTTTTTCTTGTACCTCTTCCCCATTTCCTATTGTTTCCCATTTACCAAAACCCTTTAATATCAGTACTTTCATTAGTATTTTTTGTTTCTAACTTTTCTTATATTTAGATTCACTATCACCAAAACTATCACCAGAAATTTTAGATGTTTCTATCCATTCTAATTTTAAATTTATAATTCTGTTCGCTTTACAAAGAGAACGAACGTTCGTATACTTTTTCGTAAGGAGTGATAATTATGGGAATGATTAAACCTTATGAGGATCGCAAAAAATTAAAGTGGATAGGATTCTTCTTGTCTGAACATACAACCGATATTGATAGAGTTGACAAAGAGTTAGCTTATGTATGCCCTCCTAAACCAGAAATGGATGAAGAAGAAATAGGAAAGTTTCTTCAAGAAGCGCTTATGAAACACAAAAAGTTAGCGGTACAACTAAATTACACTCTGTTAGGGAAATTTATGCCTGATATAACTGGATTTCTGTCTGGTCATAATGATTTGGGAATCTATATCGGATCTACCCTCATAGAATATGGTGAAATTCGAAATATAGATTTCTATTATGAGAAAAAGTGGTTTGATGTGTGATGAATATCATCAGCCAATACGAGCAAGGCTATTTATCCTATTCCGAGTTTATAAATGAATTTCCTGACTCTATTTCTGAATCACAGGAAGCATTATTCGGCGGAAAATGTGTCGAGTTTTATGTTGCTATCACTTTAGGCAAAACAGATTGTTACTATTATGTACAACGCTATGGAGGCGATTGTTATGAAATCGATGAAAGGTTATGTATCAAAGATACGTATATTGGAGATGAGCAAGACCCCTTTGGTGCGATTCTCGCTTGATGGAGTGAACTGCTTAATTGTTGCACATAGTTTGAACTTTTTAGCAGATGTCGATGAAGATATGAGAATTGTCGTTGCTGGTGAATATAATTGTAGGAAACAGTTTGTAGTCCGTAAGTATTCGGTGATTGGTAAGACAAAAATCATGATAGAATTTGAATCACTAAATAATAACTCGGTGGTCGGGCCTAGCTCTTCAAAATAATTGACTACCTTATATCGTGCAAGAACAGTATAGCCACCACAGAAAAAAAGTTCTATCTTATGATAGGGCTTTTTTGATACAATAGAATAAAAATATGAAAAGAGGTTAAAAAATGAAAGTAGGTCTTAGAAAACCGAGTGTTAAGAAAAGTTTTAAGGCTAGAACTACTGGGAAAGCAAAACGGAAAATCAAAAAAGCGGTAATCACCGGTTATGGAAAGAAAGGTATGGGATTTGCTAAATCACCTATAAAATCAACAAAAACAAAGATTTATAGAAAAACAACGTTTAGTATATGGGATATTTTCAAATAGGTTTAGGGGGATAAACATGAAAAAGATTAGTTTAGGTGTTTTTGCTGTAATTGCTATTTTCTTTCTAACCGCTTGTGGCAAAAAGATTACAACAGAAGATTTGAAAGCAAATGATTGGATTGCAGAATCTTCGAGCGAAGATGAACCAAATTTAATTTTATCTTTCTCTGATCACATAATGTCTGTATCTGTTGATACTGACAGCATGACATCGAATGCAAAAGATGAATGGGAACAATTAGGTGAGGATTTAGCAAAACAACTCATAGATCAAATGAGCTATAAACTTGAGTACGTTTTAGAAGAAGACACGATCAAAATTCAAGATACAGATGATGAAGACGCTTTTGTTTATTACATTGTTTCAAAAGACGATGAAAATATAGTGTTCACACCGGACGAAAAAAAGAATAAAGACGATTCAGATGCGCAAAAGCTTATTTTGAAGCCATACACGAAGAATAAGGAACCAGAATCAAGCTCATCATCCACAGAGCAAACAACTTCATCCTCTGAACAAGCAGCCACTGATTTGGATGATATCATTGAGACATTCACTCAGCAATCACTTGTAGTTTACAACCCACGGGATATGACTAAAGAAGATTTTGGCATTGCCCCTATGTCGGCTACAAGCGCGAAAATATTTTCTTTAATTGAAACTGATATCGAAGAAGAGCAGCAAAACGCTCGCTTACTAACTTTTGATAATGTAGATGACTTAAAAGCGACTAAAAAATATTATGATGATCTTGGAAAAGATTCAGCAATGCTGTTCTCCTACACTGCTGTTAACGAAGATGAACTAGTGTTGATGCAATTTAATGGGCAACTACCGCAAGAATTGGTGGAAAAATATGCTAAGGCGGCTTCTTTGGAATTAACAGAATCACCATTTGGTTCTACTGCCGCAGAATCGCAAACTTACTCATCAGAAAGTGTTGCTGTCTATTCGGAAGAAAGCGTCCAACCTGCTGAACCTCCAGTAAGTAGTCAGGAACAAACATACGAGAGTTATAGTGCTCCATCTCAATCTGTTGAAGAATATACAACCGTACAAGCTGGTGAAGGTCCTCCAGAAATAGCTGCACGTGTTGGTATTTCAGTGGAAACACTTTATGAATTAAACGGCATCGATCCGAACAATTACATGTTGTACCCGGGCGATACTTTAAGAGTGAAATAAGGAGATTATTATGAAAAAAGCCAAGACTTCTAAAGACATTGAGATATTAGAATCTATAAAAAAATTAGCATCCATTATTGAAGATGCACTTGCAAAAGAAGCAATTGACGCAGCTTTCTTTTGCAGTCTTTCAATACCTGATTTAATGGGACAGTATCACTATCCTTATTTTCGAAAAGATACAGAAAAAAACAAAGGTGTTGTAGGTAAAAGATATATAAAGTGGTATAACGAATATATATTTAAATATCAGAATCCTCATATTGAAGGTATTGACGATGATGATGTTTTTCAAAACATAAATCAACTTGATGGTTTCATTATATATAATATCAGATGTAAATTATTCCACCAAGGAAGTATTTTACATCGAACTGTAGAGGAAAAAATAAATACTAAGTATAAAAACTTAGTAGGCATTGAAGATGATAAGCTTATAATTAATATTACATTTGAAAAATACTCTACTTCTTACGGCTTTTCTACAAACAATTATGATGAATTTAAGACTGTGAATATCAATATAAACAAAAAGGATTTTGCTAAAGAATTGATGAGCCATGCGTCACATCTAATTAATATAAATACCCCTACTCAAAAAGAGTAAGGGATTCTTCTATGTACCTTGTAGGATTCGAACCTACGACCGGACGGTTATGAGCCGTCTGCTCTAACCAACTGAGCTAAAGGTACAAAATAACCCACCCTCAAGGAGAGTGGGCCTGAAAAAAGATATAAAATGAAATAGCCCCGGTCAAGGCTATGACTCCATTCTACAAGAACATAGTTTTTATTTCAACAAAAAATCCACTCTAGTTATGATAGAGTGGACCCAAAGAGAGTAAACAAATGAAAAATTGGATTGGTTGGTATGAGTCTACATTACAACTTTTATTAATCAAACTCAACCAATTTATGACGATTTTCTAATCAATAATATCTATTAAATAGAAATGATGCTAAAATAAAGAAGAAGAGTATTAGGCACACTTCCCCAAGCTTCCACCGCCTAATACTCTTCATTGACGATTTAATGTCGCCACAAAAATTCTACATTAGAAGCATCTTTAAAGCAAGGAAAGAGAATACTCTATGTACAAGCCCGCAGAAGCGGGCTATTTTTTCTAAATAACTGTTTTTTGAAGATCCGTAAAACTTTCTACAGTTTTGATTTGTTCGCTCCCACGAGGCCAACGATATTCCCTGCAAGCTGCACCTGTTGCATTACTCACCATCGCTCTGAAGTGTTTGACTTTTTCATCATTGTTCAGATGAAATCGTTTATTCCCCCATACGCCATATCCATCACTGATATTTCCTTTTGCTTGTGGTTGCCAATAAATAAACATGCCAATTCCCCCTAAGATTTTTTCGATTTCTGGTGTGTCTTTGATTACTGATTCTTGATTATTTGAATTGATCGTATATCCAAATAATTTAACAACTTCTTGAACTGCCTTATCAAGATTTGGAAGCAACTTATTCATGTCGCCCTGATTATCAATAAAGCCCCATTCAATAAGTAATGTGCGCCCGTTTGAGTTGCGAATAACATACAAGCTAGTAGTTGCTTTTGCACCTCGGTTAAATAGCCCAGTTACTTTGGCAATAGTAGCAGAAACTTTTTCTGCCATTTGTCTAGCCGATTCATCGCCCGCCCAATACCAAACTTCGACACCCTTCGCAGTACCATTAAAAGCATTCAAGTGATTACTAATATGATAATCTCCCGGAAAGTTGTTCATATTCGTTACAATATTCCCCAAGTTGTGATTGACTGAGGTCGCTTTATAATCTGAAGTATCTGGTACGCCAGTATAAGAGCGCATCAATTCGTTTATTTTATGTGCTATTTCAGCTTCTTTATATCCGCAGCCTAAAGCACCAGGATCCATCATATTTAATCCCCAATGACCACCATGTGAATCTTTAAACGCCATTCTACTCACCTCTTCCTATATAAAAATAATCTTCTAATACTTCGCCTAAATCAGCCCCCGTCTTTTCACGCAGATTCTTCTCGAATATGAAGGATTCATCCTTGCCTGTTTTGCTGAACTCATTTGGAAGTACATATTTAAGTTCATTTGATTGATTCATTGCATGTGAAGCATCTTCTACTGGATCAACCGTTCGAAGTGTTTGCTCGTTAGCAACTTTTTCAAAGTCACTTATAAAATTCTCTTTGTTTCTCATATTCATCATCCCTTCATGTTAAAAAGAGCAACTTATAGGCTACTCTTTCTTTTCTGTAAACTCCTGACCATCGCCATAGTCTGGTTTTTCTTCAGTCGGAGTTTCATTATTTACTTTTAATCGTTTCATAATAGGATCAAAGATATTTGTGCCAACACCTAGCTTGTTTAAATTCTCCAAGATACTGATCAATTCATTTACCATTTCTAAGGTGTAAACACTAATAATCACGGTGACAGAAACAATACCAGGCAATACCACTGTCAAAGGAACGATTGCTACCATAACCAAGAGCAAGGCGAATTTCTTCAACAAACCAGTACTCATCTTTCCAGACTTCAAGTCATGATTGGTATAAGCTTGGATAAAACCAGTTAATACATCAATCGCCATTAGAACCAAAATAAATACCAGCCAAATCACAATTTTCCCATATTCATCCTTCATCATTTCCTGTGCCCATAACAACATTTTCATATCCATATATCTCACTTTCCTTTTCTATTTTTGACAGTTAGCAACATAAAAAGAGCAAGCGCTATGCTTGCTCCTCTGTTAACATTTCTATGAGTTTTGCTTTAGAAACACGATTGATTTCACTTAGATCAAGATCTTCTGGTTTAACAGTAATTTGTCCATACGCAGATTCCCTTTGATCATTTTGTGCATCTACAGCAATGTTGTATTCCAAAATTGTTCCGTCAGCTGAGTAAACGGGGGTAATGCTGGTCCATCGAAACATAGTCTCTCCTCCTCTACAATGCGATCCTTATACCACCAAAAGAAACATAGTTCCCTCCATTTGGTGTATTGATTTGGATTTCCCCAGTTGCCAAAACAACTACCCGAGCACCTTTTTTGGTGCTATCAGCAGCTGTCACTAGCTCATTTCTTATTGGTCTAAATCCAGCAGGCAATATACCTCCTGTTGGTGAAGCAGTTGTACTAAAATCACCAGACGTTGGCTTGATCTGCCCCCTTAGCTGCAACTCCCAAGATCCGTCCACCAATTGAACTTTCCGATACTGACATGGGTTATTTTCTGCTGTTGTAAATCCTGATGCATAAGATAAATTTGTCCAACTTGCAGGATTTAAAGCTGCTGCAGGCAGGTAGCCCCCCACACCAGCTTCCACCATATATAATTTACCTTGCCCTAATTGAGTAACTCTAGAAGGTGCTGAAGGACCAGATTTGTAGGTATCTTGGAAACCTAAAGAACGATCCAAGCTCGTTTTCCACGTAGATCCATCTGAACCATTTCTTTCAATAATCACGTTACCATCTTCAATAGTGGTACTTCCTGTATAGGTAACGCCGCCATCATTGTAACTGAAGCTGTTAACAAACTTTGATCCAACAATTACAGTACCTTCTACACGTTTGAACACGCCATTTTCAATCTGAACATTACTTACAATCAGATTATCAATTGACACTCCCCAATGAACCCATGACGTACCATCCCATCTATACACAGTGCCTGTTGCATCATTTGGATCCTGCCACAAGTCTTCTTTTGATGGATTAGTGGGTGGTGTTGCAGAAATAATAATCGCATCTTTGCCTTGTTGAGCGACAAGATAGAAATAAGCACTGTAGGTATTGTCCGTATATTTGAATCTGGTACGTGTCCACATATACCAGCCCGCTTTAGGTGTGGGTCTTGTCCCTGACCATCCAGACGTTGGCGGAGTTGTTCCATCTTGAGAAATAGCATAGCTGATTTCTTCCGCAGCAACCCCTTTGCCAGTGTTCCCTGTTGCCCCTTGTAAAGATAGAGCGTAAGAAAACTGCTTCGTGAATGTTTTGCCATCAGCTGTGATTGTGATTGGCACAGTACCACTCTTACTTGTCATAGCCGTAGTGACTGTAAATGTAATGATTGCTGTACCAAGTCCGCTAACTGTAGAAGTCATTCCTGTTGGCATAGTTCCGACAGATATCGCAGTAGGATTTATTTTACTGATTCCCTTGTAAATCACAATTTGTGTTGTTGTTGATCCAGCCAATGCTGCAGTCGTTGATCCCACAAAGGTGTAGGATTCGTTCGTAAGAAATACAGTATAGGCATCTGCGCCAGAAGGACCTTCGCCACCGTCTTTGATTCTAGAAATGGTGAATACATCGCTCACAGTCGCATCTGCCGCCTTGATGGTTAGCGTATCAAATACAGTTTTTGTAGGATCGATCGTCACAATGTTACCTGATCGGGTAACTCCTGTCGGAACAGCTGAACCAAAATTCCCACCGTTTAGACTATACGTCCAATTTGAGATAGCGGTGTTCACTGCAGTTCCGGTCACCGCAAAACTAGAAGCTGGAGTGATCTTTCCATCTTTATCAACTGTGATTGCTTGGGTTGCTCCTGATAAAGAAATGAGTGGTGCTGAATCTCCTTTGGGGCCTTGTCCCCCTTGTGGTCCCATGAAGGGTGTCCATGGTTTGTAATCGTCAGGATTATCAGACCCAACTTGATTCGTATCTGAATAGAATCCTTCATATTTTGGATAGGCTTCGCTATAATTCTCATTCGGCGAAGGTATGTCCACAGTAGAAAGACTCCCCAACTCAACCTTAACATTCTTAATAGTTGGTATACGTCCACTATCGTATACCCCGTAAAATGCCAAGAGCGCTTGGGTCATAGTTGTTCCTGTTTGTAGTTGTGGAGTAACCGTCACACTATAGCGTTTGTATTCAGTTGTTGCTTGGACTGTAGTTGTTCCAATGTTGTACTTAGTTCCAGATCCATTTTGAGAATAAACTTGTATTGGACCTGAAACAGCAGATTTCAAATCAAACGATATTGTATATTCGATCCCGATACCATATTTTTCAAATATCGGAGCTAAATCCCATCTTGAATCATTTACAAATTCCCTAGAAGCAGTTTTTTCGAATCTAGAAATTGAAAGTAAATTCTCATTCGGATAAACCTTGGTAAAGGTACCGTCTGCCATCAAATATCCACGATGCGGATGATATGTTTCGCCTGGTTCTCCTTTTTTACCATCATCAATATTGGTAACCGTCACCTCAGCACCACCACGCACATTCCCCGAATCGTCTGCTACTTCAAAACGAAAGACTGCCTTTTCTTCGATATCCGCAGCATTGATTGTCACTGTCTTGGTGTTTGAAAACAAAGTGCCATCTTTATACCATTTCAGACTAAAGGTATCTGTTACATCCTTGATACCATCTCTAACACGAGCAGTTAATGTGGTACTTCCGAATCCATTCTTAAATACGATTCCGCTGCTTGTAAGGATTTCGAAGGTGTATGTTTTGTTCGCTTCAATTAAAGCTTGAACCTGAGCCAACAGCGAAGCATCGATTTCAGAGCTTAATTCTTTCACATTTGAAATAACTGCTTTACGGATAGATGGATTGGACAGACTCTTTTCAGTTTCAGCCACACGTACAGATAAATATAATGTAGGATTATAGCCGTCATCCTCAACTATGATCGTATCCCCAACATCCACATCGAATTTACCATCAATTTCATAAGTCACTTCTGGCACACTCAGCTTTTTGAGTTCAGAAAGCATATATCCTAGTAAAGCTTCTTGCGAAGTATACTCGGTATCTTCTGCTTCATAACCAATATAGCGCTCATTTTCACTGGCAAATAAGTTGGACGGAAAATTATCTCTAGCTAATGGGGCATAAATTCTTGGTTGTCCTTTTCGTGTGAAATATTCCAGATTGCCATCTTCGTTATACCAATTACGTTCGATGTCGTTGATTGAAAGACCGTCTTTTCCATAAGCCAATATAGCGGTATAGATACCATCACTGATATCAGAGGTTTTAGTAATACCTGTTATTCCTTTACCATACTTTAATATGACATCTGAACGATTTTGACCTATCCCTTGATTGAGTCCATCTGAATATTCTTTATATACATTCAAGGTAACTTGTTTCAGGGTATAGTCATCATTCAATTCGGTTACGAATTCAAGCTCTGCTGAGAATACAGTTGCTAAAGAAAACAATCTGGCAAGGATTGTTTGGGTCCCTTCCCACTTATTCGAAATTTTAGCTGAAGAAACTTCATTTACTCCTACAACAAGAACATGCTCTGGATCAAAAACATTTAGATACTGTTCGAAAGTCATTGAATTTCCGGTATATTCTCTCCGAGTCTCGTACAGAAGTTCAAACATAGTTGAATAAGCTGTGATCTCAACGACTTTTTCGTCTCTAACAACTTTGACAATATTCAAGTCATAGTCTTTATTTTTCCATCGAAAAGCCAGCTTATTGCCTTCGATAAGATATTGAGAATCCGGATGTTTTGCTGCAGTTTTAAATGTGAACTGGCTAGCATTTCCTTTGACATATTCGTGGAGACGATCGTTTTTGAAATGCATCGCCTTTGGTGCCGCATTATTAAAAAAAGTCAGTACTTGATCGTACTGACTCTTTACCGCTATGATTGGGATCTCTGTCATCATCCATACACCTCTCGCATACTTACTACAACATCAGGTCTTGGATCGCTGAAGTCTGAATAAGAAAACTGAATCTTTGTTTCTCCTGGTGGCACAAGAAAGAAATTGCTACCGATTACATGTGCAATTGGTTTCTCATTCTCATAAGCCTTTCCCGCTTCACCATCAATATAGATATCCGTTGACTTTGCAAAACGGTTTGGAACATCTTTGTCATAATACACGTTATCTTTTCTTAGTTTGACATAAAGCCACCCCATATTTCGTAAAGGAGTACTGGTTCCATGTGCGGCAGACATGATTGTTACGTTTGTATAAACTTTAGTGTCATCTGAATCATTTACAGTGTGTGAACCACCATCTGGGAACTTAATAACAATTTGCTTTCCTTTTTTGGAAATTTCGAACATACCACTATCCCAAGCTGTAAATTTATTGTTAGCTTCAGCTAAATCAAAATACTTGGAAGTAAATTTTGTAGTTGCGGCTCCTTCGTTTGATAAACCACCATCAAACACAATCATTTTGAAATTATTGTTCCATCGTCGATCTTTTTGAATCATAATGCCTGTTCGATAATTACCATCTGCAGTAGCTAAGATAATTGCCTGTACTCCTCCACCCTCAATTTGTGTATTCGCAAACCAAGGTTTAAATTGGAGAGCCCACTTGTCACTAACTCCGACCTCTCCATGACTATCGGCAGGCAGTTGTAACTGTTTGGTTACACCATGATACTTAGTCCCTGTTCCAAGATTTGACCAATTAAGATAGGTTTGTCCTTTGTTAATCTCTGATTTCCAAGAACCGACTTTGACAAAATCTGATGGTTTAAATGGTACGAACCCAGCATTTGTTGTCCAAGTATTCAATGCCTCAAAACCAATTGCATTAACCAACCACTCCGACTTTTCAGCCGGTACAGTATCCGTTTCATCAATTTTTCCAAGCTGAATAGCACCATACTCAGAAACAACTCCAATATAACCATTTTCATGGTTCATATGAATATCATAGTCTAACCAAGCGGATTCTGATCCGTTGTTCGTTACAATTGCTTCAAGAATACCATCCGAGTTGAGTGTAGCTGGAAACTGTTGTACGATAGTTGATCGGGCAATACTCTCAGGAATAACCCAGTTAATAGTACCCTTACCTAAAAAAACTATTTCATCAAAGCTGATTGTTTCCTTGGGGATTGCATAGAAAACTCTATTTGGGAGATTGCCGAAAATCAAAGGTTTGGGTTCAGATACGTTTAAAATACGCTGTAACTCATCATACTTTTCACCTAAATCATTTCTCATGAGAAATGGCATTGGTATAACTTTAGACTTGTATGTTGTGTATTCAAAATCAGATCCTCTTGGGGTTCCTTCTGTATCTGACAATGAAGGCTGCCAATTCGCACCAATAAATGGAGTGAACCCTCTTAACACTTCAATATATTCTCCAAGTTCATACCCATTAAAATTTACAGAAAATGTCATCGTTTTGGTTTCACCCCATTCAACATATTTTTAAAAGATTCGGATGTCGCTTGTTCTTCGTTAATTGGCTCAGCAAAGATTCTGGAAAATTCCCGCTTATCAACTTCCTGTTTGAATATTGCGGGACGATTGGCCAATTTTATAACGGCATCAACCATTTTATTTTCAAAGTCACTTGACTGGTAATTATTATTAATAATTTGATTAGCAGCATTTGAAGATGATGAACTTTTTCCAATATTAGATACTAGCTCCGGTGTCAGTCTTCCATTTATCAATGCATCCATTGCTGGTATTTCACTAGGTATATTTGCTATTAAATCGTTAAAATAGTTTGAATCAAACTCGGATTCTATACCCTTTTGCAACTCATTAGCCCAGGTAGAGACATCTGACTTAACTTCAGAAAAACCGTTTATAAGTCCTTCTTTTAAGCCACTAACCAAGGCTAACCCATTTTTAATAAGAACTTTTTTATCGTATGGAATAGGTCCTTTTAAACTTGCTATCGTATCCGCCCATCCGGACACAGTTCTTTTTACATTCTCAAATCCAGACATCAATCCACTTAGTAAACCATCAACCAATGCAATACCATTGTTAATCAACGCACCACCTGGTAATGCGCCAATTAAAGCATTTAATAGATTGCCGCCTGCCTCTCTCATAGCTGATTGGTTATTACGAATATTATTAGCTAGCCCATTTACCAATGTAATACCGGCTTTAAATAATCGATCCTGTGCTCTTAAGATTCCTCTAACAGTGGCATCTACAATATCCATACCTGCACTGACGATTCGATCAATGTTGTTAGCGATACCTTTTAAAATTTGAACAATTAGATTTACACCTGCATTAATTACATCTTGAGCTTTTGAAGCCAATCCATTTATGAACTGAACAATTAAATTTAGAGCTGCAGAAACGATATCAGGCATCTTGGAAGCTAAACCACTCAAGAAATTAATTAAAAGGTCCGCTCCTGCAGCTACTATACTTGCCAACTGTCCTGATAATGCCGTAAGGAACGTCACGATCAGTGTGCCAACAGCAGCTACTAGATCAGGAAGCTTTTGGGCAATACCATCAAGAATAGCAATTATTAGAGACATCCCAGCTACAACTATTTCTGGAACGTGCTCTGTCAATGCAGTTAACCATGTTACTATCAAAGTCGCTGCCGATTCTATCAAGGCTGGTAGTTGCTCAGTGATGCCATCTAGTAAAGTCAGAATCAATGCTCCACCGGCAACAATGATTTGTGGTAGCCCTGCTGTTAAAGCTGCTAATAAAGCCACAATGATTGCTGTTGCTGATAAAGCGATTTGCGGTACTAGAATAAGCATAGCTGCGGTGAACGCCATAATTAGTTGACTGGCGGACATTGCTAGTGAAGGTAGACCTTGTGCAATTCCAGATACAATAGCAGCAACTATTTGCAATCCTCCTGAGATAATACCAGGTAATGCAGAAGCAATAGCAGCGAGAATACCCTCAATTGCTTTGCCAGCAGAACTTCCCACTTTTGGTCCATTGCTTTCTAGACCCGATGCAAGAGAATCAAAAGCATCGATAATTTTATCGATTCCTTTAGAAACATCTCCGCCTCCTAGAGCCTTTGCAATTAGTTCAAACGCTTTGATGAACAATCCTATAGGTCCAAGCAATCCAAGAAAAACTGACTGCAATATTTTTAGAGCAATTCCAAATGGATCTATTGATTTTTCACCGCTTTTGAATCCGTTAATCAATGAGCGAATTCCTAAAGCGATTTTGGTCATTCCGTTCCATAGGCTTTCAGGAAATACCTCTAAAAAATCTGCTTTTAAATTGGTAACACTCATCGAGAAATCATCAAGTGCTATTGCTTTGAAAGCTTTTGCCAGAGTTGAAATCCCTTGTACTATTCCTTTAGTACTTTGTGCGAACGATGTCATACCGTTCCACAGAGATTCGGGGAATAGTTTGACGAACTGATCATGTAAATCAGAAAGACTTACACTGAAGTCGTTGAAAACAATCGCTTTAAAAGCTTGCGCCAGCAACTTAATGCCTTCGATAACATCTCCAACAGGAGCCATAAAAGATTGTAAGGTCTTGACCGCCCCATTAACCTTTTCTCTAAAGGTATCGCTCGTGTTGTAAAAATAGATAAATGCAGTTACCAATGCACCTATTGCTGCAATAACAAGAAATATCGGGCTCGCTAAAACAGATAAAGCAGTACTTATCATCGAACCGATCTTGGCAAAGCCAACTGCTTTTAACCAAACAGCCCCAAACGCTGCAGCTAAAGTAGTTATGGAACCTACTACGACATAAACTAGCGCAGGATTTTCTCTAAACACTTCTGCTAGTTTTGCCATCGCTCCACTAATTTTTTGAACAATTGCAAGAAATGGATCAAGCAATGGCGCACCAAAAGCTGCCCCTAAATCCGTGATGGCTTGTTTCATATTTCCGATAACGTTCTCTAAACCGCCACCTTCACGTGCAGCTTGCCCTAATGCTCCTGATAACTTGTTACCATCCTCAACCATTTGCAAAAGCGTTAACTGCTTCTGGGCTTCGGATAAGTCGTTAAATGATTTGCCGTAAAGCTTATTTGCAGCTGCATTTCGTGTTGTTTCAGTAGATGAAATACCAAGTGCTGCATCGTTTTCGTAGTTTCCTTTTAAATACGACTGTAAACTCTCAGAGACTTCGCCAATTGATTTATCATAAAAAGCAGCGCTGTCGGCTGCCGCTTTAGTTGCTCGGCTAGTTAAATCTAATGCATCTGCTGTATCCATCCCAGTGGTTTTTGCAAATGCTGCCATAGAAGTGAAGGCTGGTTTCAAACGATTAGGCAGAATATTTGTTTCTTTAGAGATTGAATCAATGCTACTTTGAGCATTCTTTTCCAAATTGCCGAATACTTGCGAGAATTGCGCTTCCATAGCTTGCATATCAGCTGCTGATTTAATTGAAAAACCGGCAACAGCAGTACCGACAGCTAAAATGCTCAAGCTAGCTTTTTTGGCAAACTCAACAGATTGTTCAGAAAGTGAGTTGAAGGCTTTGGACTTCCCAATCTTGTTGTCTAACTGTTGAGCCGCTTCATTACCAAAATCTTGATACTGCTTTCGTGCTTTGTCGGTATTAAATTCGACATCAATGATTACGGAACCATCATTCATCCTTCACCTCACCTCTTTCTTCTTGTTTTTTCAACATGTATTCACGTTTTTGCTTAAGATCCATCATTTCAAATTCCAAGTTTGCTCGATCTTCTTTCAAAGCCACCGCTAATTTTGCTTTTCTTATTTCTTCAATTTCATCTGGTGTGGCTTTTTCTGGGTATTCCATCATGCGAATCTTGATGACATTTTTGAACTTGGTATTATCAGACAAACCAGCTAATAAATAGTTGAACTTATCCCAATGCAGTGTTCCCTTGCTTCTTTCCACCATCAAATCCATCCCATAATCCATCAAAAAAGAGGAATAGATGTAGCCAGAATCCTGTTCGAATTCATACCACTTCTTTTCCTCGTCTTCTAAGATATTTCCTTTTAGGTCACGTTTGACTGTTGTGCTTTCAAATTGATTCCCAGCAATCCTTTTGATAATAGCGTTTGATAAGGGAATTAAATCATCTTGCGGAATAATTTCTGCTAATTCTTCAATCGTTTCGGGAAGTTCTTCACCCCAATCATGAAATAAAATTAGGATAATGGAATATAGTACTTTTCCTTCTTTAGATAATTCGGGATCTTTCCACATTTCGTACCATCGGAGAACACGAGAAAATTCTAGATTTAATTCATAAGTGTTTTCATTGATTACGACCGAATCATCAATACCCCAAGCAAGAGATAATGCCATAAAGCATCACCTCTATTTCTTTTTACCGTCGATATAGGATTGTGCTTTTTGTTTCGTTTGAAGCTTTTTGTATTGATCGGCAACTTCAAGGAATGCCCCGACAACTAAATCAATTTCATCATCTGCAGCATCCATCAGCTTATCGAAAGCCCCCTCACCTAACACTAGATCAATAACGTCTTTGACAACGGACTCAACCTTCTTATTAGCTTCAACGATTGCTTCGTAATCACCTGATTCAGAAGCTATTTTAATAACCTTTTCTTGCTCTTGAATAACTTCAAGCATTTTGGGTAATTCTGACAAATACTGATCACGATATTTCTTACCTGTTTTTATACCGAAATCTAAACCCGCAATTCTTACTGGTTGAACCTGCTTCTTAAAACCTACCTCGATTAAATTGTTTTTTGACATTTGTAATTCCTCCTATTTTTTTATGTAAAAGAAAAAGGCTAGTACAATGACTAGCCTTCTGGGGTTGTATCTGGTTTGGTATCTTCTGGAACACCATTGAAAGATACTTGCATTTCAAAGTTACCACGGTTGTTTGGTCCCCCGCCGGTATGAACGATACCTGACAAGGTAGCATTACCTTGAATTACACGACCATCTGGCTCAGTATGACGGAAGAAAACAATTCGATCTTGTCCAGCTTTGTTTAAGCGATCGCGTACAAATTCTTGCGCTGCATCAGTGGCATATTTTCGATGACCTGTAAAAGCATAAACACCAGTAACACGTGTGATATCGGTGTTTGATCCACCCTTATCACCGTAATATTCATATGTTTCAGATGATTCATCTTGGGAAGGTGTTGCTTCCTGAATACCATCTGCTAGTTCGTGAACGGTCGTGGGTGGCACAAGTTTTCCGTTTTCACCAACCGTTGCAGCTACACCGATTTCATATTTGTTCATCCAGTTAGGTGAATAGCCTTCACCAGCTGCAAAATACTGTAAATTCATTCTCATGAAATTTCCTCCTATTTACTTATATTTAATCGAACAGTTAGTACATAAAGATATGCATCATGTTCTTGAATTCCTAAATTTCTAGGTTGTGTGTAAACTTCGCTCGAATCAAACAAAAATGAGCCATCACTCGAGCGAAGTGTGACCCATTCACCATTTTCTTTTCTTGGCAATTTATCAAAGCTATCTGCAATCTTCCAAGCATCATTAAAAGCTTGTGATTGGTTTGTATTTTTGATAATGATTTGAACCATGAACGGAATTTGCCTGTTTCTAGCCAAGTCCTGCTTCCCTTGTCCTGTTGCAATCCCTTGTATAGATAGATCTCGCTCATTGTCCTGAGGAGGTTTGTCTTCTTGAATTATTTGCTTCCCAGTGCTTGTTACTCTTGGTGTTTCAAGTCCTAATAAGCGTAAGTGATCAGCAATTCGTGCAAATAAATCCATCACAGAGCCTCCTTAATTGCTTTTTCTGCCACATCCAGTACTTCATCCATATCTTGAGCTTTCGCAATCTCAGCCCATCGTATGGATGCTTGAGGATTGTGGTTTTTAGATGGAGTTCCCCTATAATATGCGTACCCAGCATACTCTGTACCCCATACCAGTTTTCCTTTTGGGAAATCACTATCAACCCAAACACTAGCTTCGGTTGCACCAGTGTCTTTCTTAACATACTGATTAGCCGCTTTAGCAAATGCGATTGATGTCGGATTCAGAGCGTATTCGATAGCTCTCTCAATACGATCGAAATTACCTTCAAATCTCCCGCTCATTGCAACATCACCTCAATATGATGTGGAATTAACTGGTCCGTGAACACCTCATAGCATTCAACGATTTTTAGTTTGCGGTTTTGAAATGTAATTGTTCCGTCCTCGCTAGGATTTACAAAAGGTTTTGAATTAACAGCATCGACGTACAAAATGCCGTTAGTCAAAACTTCTGTATTATCCGTTTTTATAATTCTTTTTCGCTTAGGAGTAAACCTTACATGTTCAATCTTCTGTGGGTTAGGTAGTTCACCACTTCCCATTGAGCCATCATCATCAGGCTTTGGAGCCTGATAGATAACCTCATGAATCAACAAGTGCTTAGGTATTGGCTTAAATGACACCGAGCCTCACACTCCTTTTTCTCAAAAGACCGGTTCCCTCTAAATATGAGAGACAACTCGGAGCGACCCGATTAGCTTGCTTACTCGTTGACGTTGTTGCGCCAGAATAGCTAAACCCACCAATAGAAGCGCTCTGACCGCTCAAAGTATTTCCTGTAACATCAAGATCTATACCTTCAACTTGATAGTATTCTATTTGAGCACAACATGCTTTTTTAATCAGCAGCTGTACATGTTCGGAAAATTTATCCAAACCAATTTTAGGCACTTGATATTCTGTTAAAGAATCAATAATGTCCGAAGCCCTTTTGGATAGACGAGAGAAGTCCCCAGCTTCAACAGGTGTTCCCTCGTAATCATCCTTATAAAAGACTTCATCAACATAAGGTTCAGACATGATCTTCACCTACTTTTCTTTTTTGTCTTCCTTCTGATCGTCTTTGCCGGCTTTCTTGTCATCTTTCTTTTCTTCAGCGCGTTCTAAGAAAGAATCATCTAGATTTACAGCAACTTCTTCAGCACGTTTAACGGTCATATCAATGACCGTCCCTGCTTCATAAACTTCTTTAGTTTCTTTATCACGGAATTTTTTTAAAACGTTGTATTTTTCCATGTTTTTCACCGTTCCCTTTCTTATCCTTCTGGAGTAGCGTCAATACCGAAGTAAGCTAGTGCTTTAGGTTCACGAATGATGAAGTCAATATCATCAAGCATGAAGTGATATGTTGCCTGTTTTGCAACGGCACGGCTGTCTTGAGCAGCGGTTGTCAAAGTAACAGTCAAACCAGATACAACAGCAAGGTTTTCATAAGGAGTGAACAGAATTACATTGTTTTCCATAGACTCAACAACTTCGACACCAAATCCACCGATATTGCGTAGGGCACCGTCCACTAATACTGCATCTCCCAAAGCAGTAGTGCGATTTTGTAGTTCAACAACGTAATTCGTAGCTGTCGCTTGAGACATAAAGAACTTAAATGTTCCTTGACGCAAATATTTCGGTTCAATTCTAGCAGTTGCAGCAGTTAGTTCTTGAATAGTCGGCAATTTTGCACCTTCTATTTTTACTTCAGCAGATGCTTTAGCCATTTTGATGTACCCATCATTTAACTTCACGAATGCATCAGATGAAGATTCATCACCATTAAAAGCTAGATCTTGTAAATCCGCTGCATACTGGGCTTGCATTAGTGAAAGCAACGCTTGACGGACATCTTGTCCACGAGTACGAGCGGTATAAAATGTATTGCTGTTCTCGATCCATGTATCCAAGTAAACCGGAACAAGAGAGAATGGTACTGTGTCTTCTTCTTTGATATCCGTGCCAGTATCTTCAGTGTTAATACCTAGATGTTTTTTCAATGTACGCTTTTTAACACCTAATTTATCCAAAGATCCTGTACCTGATTTGGCAAAATGGACAAATAATTTCCCGATAGTTCCTGCAGTTGCAACTGCATCTAAGAAGAACGCTCGAGCATTGTCTTCACGTAAGGTAACGTTGTTACCAGCTTTCAAGATTGCGTTCATTTGTTTGATCAATGTTTCGTTCGATAAAACGTTTGTCATTTGTGTTTCCCCCTTTATTCAGAAATTGGGAAAGCAGCGTCCACATAAGATGGTACAACCGATTTCTCAACTGTTTCTGTGTAATTTTGTTCTGCATTGTTGCTGATTCGAGATTTTTCAAGATTCTCAATCTTCGCATTCAAAGGTGCCACGGCTTCTGATACAGCCTTAGCAATAGCATCAGAATCTAATTCAATGCTAGCTTCTGAATTCGCTGTTTCTGGTTTTTCATCTGATTTATCGCCTTTTTCCAAAGCTGATAAACGATCGTTTACTGGTTTCAGCGCTTCGCCGAGCGCTTTTTTTAACTGTTCTTCTGTCATTTCTTCATCCTCCTCGGATTTACTTGTACTAAAAAAGGACTTAACCGTTTCGATTAGTCCTTGTTTGGTAATTGATTTAGTTGTATTTATTGTGCCGATAAGTGTGGATAACTCGCCGATTTCCGACTGAATGCTGGCGACTTTATCCGCATCGCTGTCTGTGTAGTTGTCCAAAATTGACCAAGTGGCCGATCTGAATGCATCAATCGCCGCATTAACATCCCGGTAGGTTTTACCTCTTTCAAAGTTATCGGCAGTCTGCTTCTGAACATCTTCGACCTGAGCGGTTCCTGCTAATGAATAGCCTGTGAAATCACCTTTCTGGATTGACTCCCACATTTCGTCAGTAGCTTTAGTGACAAGCACCCAAGTTCCTTTTGTGATTGTGGTTTCGCCGATAGTCATATCAACAGGGGCAACATAACTCTCTACTACTTTTCCAGCATTCGTGGTGAAATCGTGCTGTTTGTCAATCTGTTGATAATCCGCCATGAATCCATGTGCAGCCTTCTCGATTGTGTCAGCATCCATGAAATCTCCATGAACATCTTCCACATCAGGCTCATAAACAACACCATATACAAGTTTTTGTGGATCATCTGATTTAGTAACCAACTTAACTTCGGTTTCAAAATTTGGTTTTAGGTCTTCGGCAGACTTAGTAAGAAAGAATGATTTCTTATTGGCCGCCTTATCCACATATGAAACATGTGTTACAAGAACGTTTTCTAGTTTTCGCATTTTCTCACCACCTTTCAAATTTTTATATGGGACACCCCACTCGTTCTCAGGGGGGTTACCTCTAAGTGGAGGTGACAGCATGAGATTGACCAGGCATAGAATGCGTAAACGTAAACAAAGTAGATTAAGAATGAGCATCTATTTGTTTATTGCAAATTTACTCGTAATACTAATTCCTATCACGATAGGATATTATTGCCCTGAGAACCTGTTATTAACTCTATTTATAGGGTTAATACAATTTGTTTTTCAAAGAATACTAGATTCTGATTTCTGGCACTACTAAACAATGACAACGTATCGACTCCTTAGCAGATAACATAGGGTCACGAGGATAGCGGCAACTTTCACCATTAACGATGAAGTACTCGCCTTTAGCGATGGTTTGACCGTCCATTGCCTCGTGACCTTTTCTCGGTTCTTTGATGCCATGAGTATGGCGCCAGGTCATACCTATAACAGCATCGTTTTGCATGAACGCTTCATACTGGCTGCCAGAGTACATCCTTAATCCCTCAGTGATCGCAGTTGTTCTGGCACGATTGCGAGAGAATTCAGGGAGTGAAGACAGCTTACTTTCTAACCATCGGATGCCTTTACCTTCATCAAAAGATTCTTGAATCACTCCTACAAGAGCGTTCTCTGTAGTAACGTTCATTATTTTTGGTAGCTTCCTAAGCCATTTTTCGATGTCTCGGTAGTGTTTAGTCTGATAATCAAAATCCTCTGATCCGTCATACTTGGCATTAAATTCATCAAACAATCCAAAAAAAGCTTTTCTCAGTTCTGGGATAACACTTTCTTCCATGTTTGATTTGAATGATCGTCCACGGAGCATAATTTTTATAGATAACTTGGTAGGTTTATTTTTCCGATTCTCTACGAATTTTTTTACCTTTTCCCATACTTCCTCGTAATCAATTTGCAAGGTCTCATCCATCTTATCCTCTGAATTTAAGATGAACGTAAGCAATATTGGGACAAATAAAAAGCCTGCTTTTTCTAGAAGCTTAGCCAGTTCATCATCCTCTTCTTTTTTTAGCTGTAAAGCGGCTTTGATTAACTCTTCATCATTCAATTGCCTTCACACTCCGGATCATACGACGAATACTTGCTGCAACTTCACTAACTTCTCCTTCGCCGTATGCTTTAGATATGTCCAATTCACCAAGATTAAATGCTGATGACGATGATTGTCTATTAAGCGGATAATTGTACTCTTCTCCATCAAAAGCTTCTAGCGGCTTATTGAGGGCTTTTGAAAGAATATCCCTCAAATCATTTGGCGCGACTGCATTTGCTTGGATAGCTGGTGTGAGAATCGCTTTAACATCCTCCATATTTACAAGATTGGATGATTTCAGAAACACTTCTACATACCTGAATTCATATTCCCTAAAAAGCGAATTAATACGCCAATCGTAAGATTCTCGCATAGGCTGGAACACTTGCTCTTCCGTCAGTTCTTTAGCAGTCTCAGCAGTAGCTCTTGTATAGTCGCTTGATCTTGCTACATAAATTGGGGGCAAACGGAATGCTCCGAGGACTGATTCAATGACGTTCTCATCATACTCAAGAAATAGAGCATCTTTTTGTAAGATGTCAGCTAGCTTCTCAATGTTAATGGCTGGCTTGAATTTATCTTCCCCATATCCTAACCCTTCTTCTGCAGGACTTACTTTTTCAGCTTCTAGCAATAAAAACTTATGCTGATTTTCTTCCCCACCAATTGCATTAGCATATGCCTGTAACGTGGCTTCGGATTGTTCAGTCAGCTGCGCATTCTCTAGCGTGATGGCAAGAGGAATATGTCTTCCCTGAGTAAAATATCGATAATTCAATTCGTCAGCTTTGCGATTTCCGAGTATTTTAATCAATGGTCCTACCCAGCGAGGCTTGCCATAAGGATCTTGAAAATCTCCATTTTTAAGGTGAATTATTTCAGTAGCTGTTCCTTGCCCCTCAGAACCCACGCTTCCATTTGAATTCAACGGAGTAGGGTCACCATAGGTTTTATACCACGTTCCAGATTCTTTAACAGAATCATCCATAGAATCACGAAAAACAAAATAGCGGACCTTAATCTCTGATCCGTCCGCATTTATAACTCTATTTAGTTTGGTAACAGTCATGTACTCAGGCTTTACAGAATCAATTCCTACAACATCACCTTTAAGATTACGAATAACTTCAATATAGCCATTCCCACATTCTTCAACGTGTCGAATGACCTCCTCAATCACTTCTTTCGGCGGACGTTCAAAGGACAATTCTTTGAGAAGGGTATCCAATTGATTCCATTCCGCCTTCATTTCTGCTGTTTCTTCGGTGTCGTCAACCTTGTAACGTATACCAAAACCAAATCCAGCCACGTTTGTTACGTATGCTTCAATTGACTGATTCAGAATGTCAGATATATCTGTGATTGATCGTAAAGTAGCAATGTCATATGGTGGAGATAATTGGGTCAAATCTCTTCTTTGATCAAAACCTCCTGCAGACTTAAACTTTAGAGTTCTTTTCTTCTCAATGCTCACATTCTTTTTGATATATTCTTTAGGAACAGATCCAGACGATCCGCCACTAATAATTTTCGATGTCAAGAAACCACCTCCTAAAATGCTGTTTTTCTATTTGTGCGTCTTTTCTTGGCTTGCTGACCTTTTCGTCTTTCCAGCTCAATAGAGTATCGTAGCATAGCCATTGCATCATCAAAGAAATTCACTGGTTCATCCGTAAAGGTATTGGATTTCTCGTCCTTTCTCCACTTCCATTGTTGTATTTCTTTGATTGTATTTGTACAACTTGGATGGATATGGATGCGCATCTGCTTCAAATAATCGATTTGCGCTGACACACTTCCGGGTTCTTTTACAACAGGTTCAGCATGATAGCCAGCTTTGCGCCACATTTTAATTCGATCCGGCTCGGCAGAATCACACCACATAACCAGTTTTTTATTGATTCTTTTTTCATTGGCGATCGTAATAAGTTCACTCGTATCTTTTTCGAACTCGTAGATTTCGCGGCACAAAAAAAGCTCACCATCTTTAAATCCAATCTCACCAATAGCATTGGCATGATTGAATCCAAAGTCTTGAGCGTTAACCATGTAGTCAAAACGTTCTGGATCTGTGTTAAAGTTTTCTACAATGTAATTGGTAAGGATAAGCCCACCTGACTCACCCCATTCGCCGAGCCCATAGATTTGATATCCATCAGGATCACGCTCTTTTCGCATCATCATCCGCCGGTGATAGGCTTCATCAATGAATCGATTCTGCAGATATGTAGATTGATGAGTAAAAATGTCTGGATGCGTTACATCAAAGTACTTTGCCTTAATCCAGTGAGTAGCTGATACTGGGTTAAAAGTAAATGTCATTTGATAGTAAAGATATGGGTTAAAATCCAAATTACCACGTAAACGGTCATCGAGAATATCTACATCGGCTTCATAAAGTTCTGTCGCTTCCTCAATCCATATCCAAGTGAGTTTACCACGGTCAAAAGTAATAGATTTTACTTTTTCTCGCTGTCCGTCATCTTTCATTCCACGAAATATCACTTGATTGCCAGTAATTTTTGATTCGAGCATCATAGGCGATGATTTAATCGACCAATATTTGTGGTAATCAGATCCGTAGATTTTATAAATAGCAGATTTCAATTCAGCATACGTACTATCTTTATTTGACTCGGCGACTTTACGAACACAAAGAAGATTTGCTCCTTTATATTTTGGATCTCCAAGTTTTATGATAAAGTCTTGCGCAGTATTTACGGATTTACCAGAACCCGCTGATCCTTTAGCTAATCGATATCTTTTCCTAGTGGTGTTATAGGTTTGGAAATTCCGGTTAAATTGTACCTTAACTATCATTTGGCGCTTCGTTTTCGCCATCACCATAATCAACCACCACCTTCAGATCCATATTGCCATCCAGCTCCACTTTGTCAGTCCATAGGCTATACCTTTTGCCAAGAAGTTCAGCTGCTCTTATACGATCTTTATTAGCTACTTGCACATCTTCTATCGTTGAGCCATATTCAGATCCTTGAAAGACTATCGTTTGATCTGTTTCTTCTCCTCGCATAACCTTACTCAAATATTCCAGGACCTCTTCTTGACTAGCAATCTTTTCAGACTGCAGCTGCTCGAGTCTTTCGTCTATATATTGCCTAATGTCAGGTTTTGTCAGGTTCTCACTACCTACAGACTTAGCAGTTCGTTTACTATACCCAGCAGAAATAGCGGCTTGAGTAGCATTACCGCTGATAATGTACTCATCCGCAAACCTACGTTGTTTTTCAGTTAATTTCACTACTCTCACCTCGCAATCTGTGTTTGTTTTGTAATTCTATGTATAAAAAAAGACCTCAGTTGAGGTCATAAAATCCCATGATTTTTTATGTTATTCATAAGTTTCGGATTATCATTTAATACAGAATAAAAATATATTTCATCTGCATACTTTTCAATATCCCAGTTTTCAATAGAATGCTCGTTTGTTGTTATTAAAATAATCTTTCTTGATTTAATTCTTTTTAATTCCGCAACAAATTTTTCATATCTATTATCATCCAAAACACTTTGTATAGGATAAACTATAGTACAAGTATCTTCATTTCCTGAGTAAGCAACCGATGAAGTCGTTGCATAACTATAAAAAACCATTTCCATTTTTCCCACCGGATATTTTTTATTGGAATTAATTGAACTCGGTAAAACTCTCTTTTTAACTGCATTATTAACAAATCTTGCAGCTTCACTCATGACATTAACTAAAAAAATGCATTTTCTGAATGCGCTATTGGTCGCCTTTAACGATGCTAATAGTTTTGCTTCATCATCATACCCTTTGATAAGAATAATCCTTTTTTTAGGATCCTCAAAAAAATCAGATAATTTTCGAACTGCATTTTGCAAATCACTTTCCAACTTTTCCACCTCATTTCTTGATTATATTATATCAAAAAAAAGAGGAAAATTATGGCTAAAATCAGCCCCGAAGGACTGATCAAGTAGGAGGTATCAAAGATCGTGTGAGTAATCCAATCGACAACTCCCAATCAGGAATGTAGGATTTGAACCTACGGCCTCTACTCCCAAAAGTAGCGCTTTACCAAACTGAGCCAATTCCTGAAAAAAGACGGCTAGCGAATGAAGAAAAGGAGTGAATTCAACTCCATTCTATAATAGATTTTTTGTCGCCGTCTTAATTAAATACAGGGCGCTGGGAATAACTTTCAGAAAGGAGGTCTGCCAACGTATCTTAAAGGAGTGCGCCCTGTTATTTACAATAATTGATAATACTATCTTACTATGGATTATTGACACTAAACCGCCATTATACCGCCAAAAAACCGCCATTTTTCAACGATAAGCGACAAGCTTGCCACGACGATAACTTTCAGCAAATTCAACCAATGCATCTGATTTCATTCGCTCAATTTGCCGAACTGAATATCCCATCTCATCTGCGATCCTTAGATTAGAATACTGATCTTGTAAGCAGAAGCTATAATGAAGTATCTGTCTGCTTGTTAGCTTCAAAGCCATAAGTGCCACGATTATTGCATCTCTTTCTGCCTCTGCATCCAATCTTTGAATAAAAGCATCTTCAGACTTATTTCCATTACTAGGTGTTCTAGGCATATCAGTAATAATCGGTGAGCGGACATCGATCTTTGAACGACCTGCAATCCGCTCCAACCGACGGTAGTTCTTCAAAACATATCGTGCATTTTTTCTCGTTTGCGAGAAATCAACTTCTCTTAGTAATAGCATCATTGCTCAATCGCCCCTTTATTTGGTATAATGAAGTTACCTTGGCGGGGACAAAATCATTATTTTGGGGGCATTGGGCGATTGCTTAATGCTTTTTATTTTGTTTTACTTTCGATCTCTTTTAACTGCTCTGTGACGATCACTTCGATGATCAAAGCCATCTTGTTCCATAAAATAGCTTCCTCCATAATCTTGCTCCTTTTTGTCAGTAGCCTTCCCTATCACAACGCATAGAAACATAATCACAACAAAAGCCGTTGTACCTAGTACTGCAACTGACATCTTCATCCTCCACTTTCCATCGCATCTCGCACTAGCGGATCATTGATAATAATCTTGTACTTCATCTGCTCATGCTGCAGCTGTTCTTGTAACTGCTCAGTTTGCTTTGATTGGGACCAAATTACGTACGTTGATCCCCAACAAGACACTGCAAGCATTGCTAACAAGATATAAATCACGTATTTACTTTTCATCTGTTCCCCTCACTAATTCATCAATTGTATAGGTAACCACGAGTATATTTCATGTAAAATTGTTATTCTTCCATTATTTCACCTCTAAATGACGATCCTTTAAAACTTGATGTAGAACCAAGGACACTCGGTTTATCATGTCTTCGTCTTGCTCTTCAAACCCCGCTTCATAAAAAATAGCGTGTGTCAGCTCATGTACAAAAGTTTGTTCTTTTCGAGACTCAGACAATGAATCAAGAACTTGAATTGTATTTTCATGATAGAGACAGACCCCTTGAAAGTTTCTGTCTCCATCACTACCGCCTTTAGTCCATAATCTAGATATTCATGATTGACCTCTGCATCAAAACCATCACTTCGTTTAGACTTTACCCAGTCATCAAGCCACTTAGAAGCCGTTTCCTTCGATCCAGTCGCTTGAATTTTTTCAATTCCATTATCTTCTTTGACCGCTACATAGATTATTTCTTCATTCATCATTAATCCCTCCTAGTTGGTAATATCTGTCGTTACTAAATTTTCATATCTACAAACATTTATAGTATTTATTTATTTTGTTTGTTTATTATGGTATTTTATTTAAAAGGAGTGATTCTATGGCGAACAATATTGAATTTGAAGTT